TTCACGGCAGGACTCTTATGGGTGTAGGTGTGCCGACCCGCTACAGGCGGGCAGCTAGTTTGCCTTGAACCCGCCGGCCGGTCGGCCGGTCTTCCGCTTAGCCTTAGCCCGCTTGCGGACCTCGGCCTCGTCGAACACGCGGGCCGTCGGGGCCGCGAGCCACGAATGTAGCCCGCCTTCGGACGGTTCAAGGGCGGCGAGCTGGCGAATGCGACCCATGGTCACGCCGAGGATCTTCGCCGCCTCCGCCGTGCCGATCAGTTTCCGTCCTTCTGGTAGTGCCACGACCATGCTCCAAATCTAACGCCGCGGATAGTCGAGTCAAACTGTCCGACCAGCCCGACCCTCACGACCTGCCCAGCCGGCGCGACCGTTTGCATTGGTCGGCCGGCGAGGAAAGAGTCGAGGTGTCGGGCAGATTTCGAGTGGAGGCGAGGGGAGTACAAACGTTCAGGTGAGGGGAGTCGAATAGTGGTGGACGCGTGTACAGTCCGGTAGGCTGCCCGGCATCTAAACAAAAAAGGAAGTGATGCCATGCGTTCTATGTTGCTTCGTGATGCGTTTCGTCGGTATGCCTTGCTCCGTGAGTTGAAGCCCAACACGGTTTCGCACTACAGGATGCTCTTCGATCGTCTGGAGCGATTCTTGAAACGACCGCCGACGGTCGGGGACCTCGAGGACGTGGTCGTCGCGGAGTATTTGGAATGGCGACGAGTCACGCCTGGTTGGCGTGATCGCCTGCCGAAGCCCGCCACGGTCCGGAAGGACCGGAACATGATCCGGGCCGTCTGGGAATACCTCGCCCGTAAGAAAATCACGACAGAGTTTCCCGAGGTCCCGCGTGTCAAAGTCCCGAAGACGATCCCCCTCGGTCGTGCCTACACAGCCGACGAGGTCGGTTCTCTGATCAGGGCAGCGAAGCGTCGGATCGGAAGGACGGGCGGCCTGCCGTCGCGTTGGTGGTGGTCGACGCTCATCTACGCGGCCGTATGCACGGGCGAGCGATTCGAGGCCCTCACGTCGCTCCGCTGGGGCCAGGTTGACCTCGACCGCCGTCGCGTGATCTTCCTGGCCGGGACGCGGAAGGGCTCGACCCGCGACATCGAGAGGGCAGTCACGCCGCAGCTCGCCGCGATGCTCGCGGAGCACCGTCGCGGGCCGGACGACCTGGTCTGGCCGTGGGATCGGGCGACCCGCAGCCACTGGGCCTCTCTACAGGTCCTGTGCCGATCTGCCGGCGTAGATTATCGGGGGCGAGGCTTCCACGGATTCCGCCGCATGGCCGCCTCGTACGCGGCCCTGGCGGGCGGAGCCGCCGCGGCGACCCAATTGCTTGATCACAGCGACCCTGCCCTCCAGGCCGTCTATGTGGACCCGCTGATCTGCCCGAGGGACACCTGCTCGGTCGACACCCTGCCGCCGCTGGACCTGGGCGAACTCGACGCGACCCGGCACTCCTGATGACAGGCCGCATACCCCGCGATGTCGATCCCGCCGTCGTCGGTGGCCGCTGCCCCGAGCTGCCGCGAGACCTTGTCGAGGATCATCACGAGCGCCCAGTCGGACGCCGTGAACGTCGTTCCGAATGCGGAGTTGACCATCGCGGCCGTCCTGGCGAAGTGTTCCGCCGGTGGTCCGTATTTGCCGTGCCGGTCGCGGACGGCGGCTATAGACTGCTCTAGCATCTGCTCGGCCGCTGTTCTCGTCTCGATCATGTGTCGCTCCTTCAGTTCTCGGATCATGGTCAGAGCGAACGAGGCTAGGCTTCCTCCCGTGCCAGTCCAGCAGTTAGCCGGACCGAGCCTGCGGCAGAGCTGCTCCGCGGCGGCGAGGTCGGCGTCGGTCACGGCAGCCGGTATCCCAGCGACCAGAGAATCCGGGCGAGATCGCGGCCGGCCCCGGAGACGGTCTCCTCGGCCAAGTCGGGGAAAAGCTGATGGAGGCCCTCGTGGATCTCCGTCTCGAGGCGAGCCCGACCCCGGAGCCGCTGGTCGATCAGGACCTTCCTTTCGAGGTCCGGCCGTTTCTCGTCTGGCGTGATGCTCCAGCCAGCGGCCCGGCCCCGTAGCCTCGCATACCTCCACAGGACGCGGAGGCCGCGGACCTTGAAGTGATGGTCGCCGCTCACGACGACCTCACTCGGCCGTCGGCCGTGATCCTGTGATTCGACACGTCGAACGATCCGTCGGCGTGGGTCGTCACGGCCGCGAATCCGTGGTTCCACTTATTCAGCCGAGCGTATTCCGGACGAAGGTCACACAGGCAGCCGGTCGACCAGCAAAACACCTCATGCCCGAACATGTCGGGCTCGCAGTGTCCCGAGGTCCGGTGGCCGTGGCCCTCAAGGACCGTGTGGTGAAGTCGCAGGAACGCTCCGCGGGCCTGGTTCACCGGGGCCGAGATCCCCTTCCCCTTCTCGTGGCCGTGAAGGATCGGCAGCTTTCCGGCCATGATCGGCCGCTGGTCGTCGACGAGCGTGATGTCGTGCTGGTCGAGGCGGAGCCAGGACGCGAGCCCCATCTCCGGCTCGTCGGATATCTCCGGGGCGTGTTGCCACAGCCAATGCGCCCAACGCTCCTCATGGTTCCCCGTTTTGAACACGATCGGGATCGTGGGGAACTCCTGGCGGATCCACGACACGAGCTGGCGGATCTGCTCGACCTCGCCCTTGAAGTTTCGGTGTCGCGGATTCTTCGTCCACCGACTGATCGCGTAAAAGTCGCAGGTGTCGCCGTTGAGGACCAGGGCGTCGATCCCGCTCGACTTCAGGTCGGCGACCGCGGCCCCGAGGGCGACCTCGGAGTGATACGGGACGTGGATATCCGACAGGACGCCGATCGTCCCGACGACTCCCAGGTCGTGAGTCTCCCAGGGCTCGGCCTTGCTCTTCGGCATCGTCACCACCTCGCCGGCGACCCGCGGCTGCCGGTGGAGCGACTTGTCGGCCGCATTGCCCCGCTGCTGCCGACCCTTGATCCCGAGCTGGTGCCGGATCCGCTGGTATCCCTGCTGAAGTGTGATCGCTCCGCCGGTCTCGGCCGCGAGCCTGCGGCCCAGCGTCCGGGCCGGGGCGTCCGGGTGCAGCTCGACGAGCTGCCGGGCCATCCGCGTGATCTCGTCGCCGCCGTGCTGGCCTCGTCGCATCCGGCCCTCCGTGCTTGGGTCGGCGGCCGTCCATGGCCGCGGGCATTCACCCTACGCTATGGGGTCTCCGGATCAATCTCCGGCGGGGCCGTCGAGCCGGGCGGCAGGCCGAGCCATTTCGCCCCGGCAGCGTTCATGGCCGCCTGACGCTCGGGACAGCCGCAGGGGCCGCCGGCAACGGCCTCGACTCGCTCTTTCGTGATCCCGACAGCCGAGAGGGCGTTGGCGACGTAGTCGCCCAGGCCGGGCGGCGGCGTGCCGCAGTTGCGGCGGACGTGCGGAGCGGAGACAGCGGCCCCGCAGACTCGGCAGCGGAGCGACAGCGGGTCGATGTCGCAGTTCATGGGACGACAAGGTTTGAGAACGTCATCGTCGCAGATCCTGTTCCGGTCTGCGAATCCCATGACGCATACGGGGCTTGGGCGGCAGTCCTCCCGAAAGGAGTCTCATTTACGTTGGCGGATGCAAGGTAATCAAGCGCATTGACTGGATTTACACCGGTCACGTCGGAAAACTGAAAAGTATCGTTACAAACAAACTGCTGCTGGTACGGAGCTTCATATCGCGGCGTAAAGTATGTTTTCGGATTTGGGTCGTTATTTACAGGATCGTTTCTGGCGCTTGTGCAGTCGGTCGGCGTTGGTGCCGTTGCGGAACTGCGGTCAGAAGTGATATTACCGAATGGAAGAATCTTCACGGTAAGGCTGACTAGGCTTACGGTTCCAGGGCTTATCGTCTGCCCTATCGGATAGGTTATATGCGCCATCACCTCAAACGTCGGAAGGTCACCATTAGCAGCCACACCGCCGCACGCGTACGGCAAGTTTCTTAGGTAATATGTATAATACCTGTAAATGTTATTGACGCCGCCAAACACGAAAGCAGGGGACGAGGAAAGCGAAA